TGCAAACTCAACCTACTTTATCCCAAGACAACAAAGTTTTGGAGATAATTATGGTGGAATATTTTATACAGGTTCACTAGGAGGAGTTATATTCTGTAGTAAAGATTATCTTATATACCCTCAAGTTGTAGATGCTGATAATAGATATGCTACTTCATCTGTAGCCGCACCTAAAGGAGCATATTCTGTATTTTCGGCTTCTTTAAATATAAGTAAAAGTATTTCTGCGGGGAATGATTGGTATATAACTTTATACTCTGGTTCTAGTTACCCTCTCCCTACATACAATGAAGCTTATGCTTCAGGAGGTTTAGATCCTTATAGTGCAGGAACTAATGCTAATTACGATAATGCTTTCTCCCTTCAAACTCAGGGAATATATAAAATTACTTCATTTGTTTCTACATTTTCTCCAGCAGGTATAGCTACGGATGGTAATGCTTACTTTATGACTACTATTCCTAATTTACCAGATAATGCTAAAGGATTTGGTTCAGGTAGTAAAAGTAATAACACTACAGGATTGTCAGCTTTAATATGGCAATCTAATCCATTCCCACAACCCGTAATTCCTGTAAATCGTCCAGACTATTTTCCAGCAGGTATAGGACCAAAAGGAGGGTATGTAATTCCTGATGATTTTAATACTAACATAAAATCGTCTATATTTGCTCTTCAAACTATTGGGGTACCCGTAGTTACAAGTAATGGAATAGCTAACCAATCCGTTACTCAAATTCCTTCAAATAACCCAACAGGTAATCAAAATACTACACCATTTGGAGTAGCAGGTACATATGATGGTGAAACTAGAGCATTTAGACGTGCCGATGGAGTAACTGTAACGTATACTTGGGATAACAACGTTAGTAGATGGGTAGTCCGTCCTGGGGGAAGAATAGTGTAAATTTAAAAATGTAATATATTTATAACAAAATCTAAGTATTAAAAATGGGATATTTAAATAATTCTGTAGTAACTGTTGATGCTATCTTAACAACTAAGGGCCGTCAACTATTAGCCCAAGGAGGTGGAGCATTTACTATTACTCAATTTGCTTTAGCAGATGATGAAATTGATTATACTTTGTATAATCCTAACCAACCTTCAGGTTCAGCTTACTACGGTGAAGCTTTACAAAATATGCCCTTGCTTGAAGCTTTCCCTAATGAAACTCAAACAATGAAATATAAGCTTGTAACTTTACCTCGTGGTACAGCTAAAATGCCTATCCTTGATTTGGGTTACTCAGCTATTGTAATTAAACAAGGTGCTAGTTTAGCAGTATCACCCCAAACCCTAAACTACACAGGTGGTAACCAAGTCGAAGCTTCAGGTTATACATTTACTATCTCTGATGTTAGATTGTTTAGTACATTCGAGGGTGTAGGTGTAAATACTCCAAATGCTCAAGCATTAAACTACACAAGTACAATTGGTACTAACGTATCTAAAACAGTAGTAGGTACTACATTAAACTTAAAAGCAACTACAGTAAATACATTATTTGGTTCTAATACTCAACTTCAAGCTACTCTAACCGTAGAAGGTAGAGATTCAGGAGCAAGAGCAACTATCCCAGTAACTGTAACTAAAGTATCTTAATATATAAAACATGTCATATAAAAGATTAGAACTTGATGATTTTGTAATCTCAGCTGACTCGATTACAGCAGCAATGTGGGTTGGGAATGTTCCAACACTAACTTATTTCTTTACCTCTTCTACCCAAGAAGCAAGTACTTCAGGTAACTATTATTTGAATGTTTATTCATCATCAGCTGCTACTGATATTCAGTTTGCAATTGCTTATGGTAATGGTAATGGTAGTGGTAGTGATTTTTATAATAATGCTGTAACAGGATCTTCTCCAACTGCTACAATTTATGGTCAATATCAAAATTTAGTGTTAGGAGATGAAAATGCTACCTTTATTTTTGGTAATACTACATCATCTGATTTTTGGGCTATTTCAGTTGAAAGAAATCAATATAAAGAAGCTCTCTTCCCAGGTTCTTTATTCTTAAAACTTTCAGGTTCACTAGGAGTAATTAATTTAACAGATGATAGTAATTATGTATCTACAGTAGTTTATAGTGAAGCTGGAAGAGTATTTAATTTGATTTCAGCATCTGCTGCTGGGGTTAAAGTAACAACTACTGCTACTACTACAGATGGTTGGAGTGTTAACTCAGGTTCATATGGTTGGTTACTCCCCGATATTGGTACTATTCTTTTAAATCCAGTAGCTCTTTCAGGTTCATTAGCAGCAGGTGGTATTGGTTTAAATGTAAGTAGATCTTTTGATGCTCCTGGTAATAATAATCAAAGATTATTTAAAGCTATTTCAGGTTCAAGTGCAAGTACATTTACTTTAAATTCACAAGAAAGTGTAACTTCAGACTATATATTTGTAAGACCTAGAAGTTCAGAATTTAACTACTCAGAAAACCCATCGTTTATTTCAGGTTCAACTGGTGAAGTATTATACAGTGATTTTATCAATAACCCACAAGTATATATTACAACAATAGGTCTTTATAATGATACTAATGAATTATTAGCCGTAGCTAAGTTGTCTAGACCATTATTAAAAGACTTTACTAAAGAAGCATTAATCCGCGTTAAGCTAGACTTCTAATGAATGGGTATCGCTTACAAACAATTTCTAACATCTGATATAATTGTTACCCCGTTTGAGGTAAACAAAGGTTTTACATTCCCTTTTTCTCAATTTGAGTCACAATCAAATGGGCAATTAGTAGGAATTGATAGGTTTTTAGGTACAAGCGGATCATTTCAAACCAATAAAACTACTACAGGTACTTTATCTACTCAATACCAAGTATTAGTATTTAACTCATCTAAAGAACTTTATTACAGTAACTTTTTAACCCAAAGTTATGGTGATCCTTTAGCTAGACCTGTTCTAATTCCAGGTAGTGATACCGAAGGAAATGCTTTTGTAGGATTAAAGACTTCAACCGGCCGATATTTTAATTATTTACAATCTACTTTAACTGCCTCTAGATATTGGCCTTTAGCTACAGGTTCACAGTTAGCTGTAGTTTCTATCCCTTCAAAAATATTTGGTGAATATATTCAACCATATTCTTTTGTTTTTGATTATTCTTCTAGCTTTAAAGCGTATGATGATGGAGAAGGTAACCTATATAACTCAGCTAGTTTTGCTTGGACACAAAGTGTAGGTATATCTTCTCAAGTAGTTGTAGCATCTGCAAATTCAATTGCTAATTTTGGGCAAATTGATTTTGCTTCTTCTATTACTTTACCTTTAGGTTATACTTTTGTATCAGCATCTTGGGCAAGTGGTTCTAGTAATAGTCCATTTTTTAATTCTGCTGCTTCTTCATTTGTTGCTAATATAAGTGCTAGTCAGGGAATATCCGTTACTGCTGATAAATTAGCCTCAGATCAGGTTAGTGTAACTTTTCAAGATCAAGGAACTCCCTTCCCTTCAGACATATATTTGTATTTTGAATCTGGGTCAGCTACTATTACTAGTGGAAGTATCTTAGCTAATCAAAATGTAGGTAATATAATTTACACACATGGGATGGCGATTTTTACAAATCAAAATCTACCATTAAATAATATAACTACTTTAGCTAATGTTACTTGTTCTTTCTCTTCATCTATGACTATTTACGAGACACAATATAAGTGTACTCTAAGAGAAAGTGAATTTAATTTTAGTTTAAACCCATCACTACTCTCAGGATCAACAGATGATACAGTTTATGGTTACGTAACTGGTTCATATTTTAGCCCATACGTTACAACAGTAGGTTTGTATGATGAAATGCAAAATCTATTAGCTGTAGGTAAATTAGCTCAACCATTACCTACTACAGCAACAACAGACACAACAATCCTTATCAACTTAGACCGATAATAAAATGTGGTTATATCAAAATAAAGAGGTTCTCTCTCTAGAGGATCTCCCCCAAGACACATACGGTTTTATTTATATAGTTACTCACTTACCCTCAGGTAAATCCTATATTGGTAAAAAATCGTTATTCCATAACGTAAAGAAAAAACTCACCAAAAAACAACTAGCTGAACAAACAGGTAGAGGTAGAAAACCAACCACTGAGATAATTCAAAAAGAAAGTGATTGGAAAACCTACTACGGTTCAGCTAAACCTATCTTGGATCTAATAAAAGAAGGTAAACAAGAAGAGTTTACTCGTGAGATTTTACAGTTGGTTCCCAATAAAAAG